CAGCTTTTCTTACCATCTTTACTATCTATAGTAATAGAACCTACATAAGTAAATCCGATAGTATTTAAAAATGTATGAAAATTATCTAGAGCATCTTGTACTGAGTAACCTTCAAAAGACATCTGAGTCTCTTTAGTAGTGACCTTTCTCCACTCATCACAAGCTTTATAAGTGAATCCATAATACTCTTTTATTTCATCTCTATCTGGAATATCTAAAACTTCTTTCATATCTTCTTTAGTTACCATTGCTTCCCCTATTAAGTTTTAATTCAAATACTTGTCCTATAAACCATTCACTTACATTGAATGAAGGACACTCACCACCGTCAACATCTCTATGCCCTACTATTTTAGCCTTAGTATATACATACTTAAGTGTATTAAGTAAGAAAAACAGAGACTTAAACTGTTCTTTTGTATAGTCTGGAGCAACTACACCTCTAGTATTAAGACCACCTACAATACAGACACCGATAGATTCTGGGTCATAATTCTGTAGGTGTGCTCCAATCTCACTAAAAGGTCTACCTAAGTCGATAGTTCCATCTCTTTTTACTACACAATGGTAACCGATCTTAAGTAGACCCTTCTTTCTATGCTTCTCATCTATATCTCTTGCACTCAAGTCTACGTTAGGTTTCGTATTAGTAGAATGAATTATTATGTAATTAGTTTCTTTTCTTCTTGACATGTTCTATCCATTCTATAGGTATACTCTCTTGTGCATATTTAAAGTTATATTTCTCACACCATCTAGCGTTAGTTAGTTTTGAACCTTGAACTCTCTGATTAATGTTTGAAAATACGAATCTTAAGTCTAATTCAGGGTGTGCTTCACGTACTGCCCTATGTTTTCTCTGGTCTTTGTACCTGAAAAATCCTTTTGCTTCTATTACGATCCCATTATCTAGTACAAAGTCTGGAGTGTATTTAGAAGTTATGGTGTAAGTAACGGATAATGGCTCATACTCAAATTTACATTTATGTTTTGTTAAGTTGTCCGCTATCCGTTGCTCAAGACCAGATCTAAAAGTCACCAGATTTTTCCTCTGTACTTCCAAAAGCATCCCCTTCATCTACAAATGTAGGAGTTACCTCTGAGATTGCATCGTATCCCTCTTCTATTCCAAAGACATCCTCATTAGGTGTGTATTCAATAAGGTTGAGTACTTGTACCATACGAAGACGTAATTGTACACCTAACGATTGACCATGAACGTATGGAGCTATTTCATAAGCTACCTTACCTGTTGATCCGTTAGATATTTTTATATTGTTAGGAATAGGTGCTTTATTCGGCCCTACTACTACTGGTTTTTGAGTGAATGTCTCACCACTCTTACCGTTCACTCCAGATGCTTTAAGTTTGAAGTGGAACATAGTACCGATCTCCATACCGGATTCATCTGTCTTACTTTTGTATGGGAGCCACTCTTTCCATCCTCCTTTAGGATTCTCAGAGAGACACCTCTCTTTCCAAGAGTTGTGAGCATTGTCTACCATCTCCTGAAACTCCTCTGCTTCCTTATCTTTTAAGATAAGTTTTACATGGTACAGACCTTCTGCTTTGTGCATTGTATCTGCAACTAATATGTGAGGGTACTCAAATTCACCAACTGGTGTTACTTGATACTTTCCTGCCATATCACTCCTTTTTATGTGTGTGTGTTACTAAAAGTTATGGTCATTACAAGAATGTCCACATATTACGAGAAGAAGTATTTAGAGTCTAAGACTCCTGTAATATCTAGTTCTCCTCTTGATGGTGGCTCCTCTAGATCTGGGATAACATCCACCACGTTTTCATAGAACTCATCCAGTACATCTGTTTTGGAATACATTTCCACAAATGATTCTCTAATAGAGTCTGCTAGTCGTGGTACAAAATGTGCGTGTACCCCAAATGAGTCATGAACTACTGAGTAATCGTGTATTCCATCCTTTATACATCTGTTAATAGTTAGTGTTAATGCAGTTGCATCCATACTATGTACAAAGTTTGGAGACACACCGTTAATTGTTCTCCTCCTGTCTATCTTGGTAGTTTCCTCTAAGATTGTAGGTTTTATCAGTACGTTATCTATGTGTGTGGTAATCCTCTTAGACTTCATACTTGAGTATATCTGCTGAACCACAAATTTAGAAGGTGTCTCCCATGTTATAGGAAGGTTTTTACTAGCCATTTTTCTACCTATCTCCTGTAACCATGACATAGCTTCACGAGCTTTGATAACTACTTCACTAATAGCGTCCCAAACATGTTTTGAGAGGTATAGAGAACCTTCGTAGATATGGTCACCAAATGGGTTAGCCTTATCTGACATAACTCTTTCGTTCATAGCGTCTTCTACGTACTCTCTACAGCTAAATCGTGTACCTCCGTATGGTACTACCATAACAGGCCTTTTAGTTATCTTACGATCTATTCCAAAGGTTAACCACTCTTTTGAGTAAGGTACTCCTGACTTAGCATCGTCTTCCACCTTTTCTTTTACTACATCTGCAACCATCTGGTAAATATCTTGTGGCACTGGTTCAGGTGTAAGGTTGGTGGCTTTCCCACCTATAGTGTCTCTAAGCATAGCTGAGAAGTGTTGTAACCCATTATTTGACCCATCAAGGCACACAGGAAGTTTAGACATATAGCCATAACCTTTGTCACTAAACTCAGCCCACTCAAAACACCAAGCCAAGAAAGTCCAAGGTTCATCAGCTTTAGTCCACCACCTGAAATTAAAAGGATCTTTTGCAGACCCTTTGATATTCTCAGTATTCTCTAGTACCCACTCTACCCTATCATGGAAGGATACTTTGTCGTAACCATATGAGTTTGCCCCATGTACAGCAAAGTAATCCCTCTGTTCCTCATTACTGATAGGAAATTCATCTGAAAACTGGAGTAAAGCTTTTGCATAATCCGGGCCTTGAGGTGTAAGAAAGGAATTAACTGTGTACTTCCGTCCTCTAAAGTCACACTGGTACACAAAGTAGATAGCCTTATATTGCCTAAACTTTCTAGCCATAGCCAGTGTACGAACTAATTGGATACGTTTGCTAGTCATCTTTGCATTCATATCGTGTACTTGTGTAGCTTTCTTCTTCCAACGTATGAATAACTCTAGTTGCTCCTCTGTCATATCCTTCTTGTGACCTTGGACAGGACTAGGTAATACTTTGTAGTCCTCTCTAGGTGGAAGTGAAGCCCACGATTCTCCTGTTTCCCAACATTGCTGTATTATATCTAGTATCTTGTTATTTACAGCCCACTTTGTCCTTTGGAGTGCATTAATAGCACCATACTCTAAAGGCATTGAGTGGTGTGCCATCTCTTGAAGGTAACTCCTGTTTCTAGTCTTAATTAGAGAGAGTGAGTCAATCTTCTGTGTGTGGTATCCACCATTAAAAGGTGTACTCCAGTCTTTCGGTGGTATTACACACGGATAAAAGTATGGATGTAGACCTTCACCCTCTTTATTGACATTCTCAATCCAATGTAGGGTTGCCTTATTAGCCTGAAGGTAGATAACTCTCCTACTTCTACCGAACTGTACTGTTTTGACCTCCATTAGTCCGGTAGTCTGGATGAGTAGGTCAATCAATTTAGAGCCTAAGTGGAGCTTTTCCTGTTTAGACCAAGTGGTATGCTCAAGCATCTCCATTCTAGACATGGTACGTATAATGTTGTACCTCCTGTACAGTCTGTTACTGGTACGTGAGGTAACCTTTTTCTTGATCCTACGGAATACCTTTTTAGAGTTTTCCCCCTTCTCCCATATGTCAAACTTGAATTGATCCTCTACTGCATTAGCTAACTTCATGGCAACACGAGTAAAAGGACTTCTGGTTGACACTCCATCAATAGCATACTTTAGAGTTAGGTATGCACACACCTCACTATCCATTAAACCTAGTGTGAGAGCAGAGTTCTGGTATTTACCTACTCCACCTGCTAATGCCACCTTAAGAAACTCTTGTATACCATCTGTAACTATGTCTACAGCCTCTTTCATTAGTGTGATACCATAGAGGGTAGTAGACTCACCACCACCTTTTCTGGCACTACGTATGTTCTTATAGTACCTGTCGATACCTAAAGAGTTCATTTCCTTTTCTATCTTCTCTTGCTCATTAGCTAGACTCAATTTAGTTCCTCCATTTTAAGGTTCTCGGATATTGCCTCAAGAAAGTTAGCTTCTAACATTTCCATTGCCATAGTAACGTAGACTAGACAAGTGGATACCTTAGTACTACATTCTTCCTCTGACCTGAGACAACCATCTATCATCATTAGAGAATTACCCAAGACCTTCTGGGCATCCCTGTCTAACTTCTGTATTCTCTTGTTAGATAACCCATGTTCTTCCTTTAGTTCTTTATACGTCATCCCCTTCATATGTATTCCCCTTTGTAGGTTAGTCCTGATATACCAGTATTTCCTTCCTGTATTTCCTTATACCTTCTTCAAAAGACTTCTCAGAAATGTTACCTGAGAAAAGCCAGTCTGCTTCATCCATTAGTGCTACTGTAGCCTCCATTATAAAGTGTGTGTACTTAAGACTCTCTATTACTCCCTCTGGAAACTCAGGTTTATTTAGTCTTATGGCCTCCATAAGTCTAGAAGCTTCTTCCTTTAGTGAGTTCTGTGTATACTTAAAGTATCCTCCACTCATGTTATCCTCTTGACAGTTAAAGGTTTTACCTATAGTTAACCTGTTGTACTTAAGTTTACTTGTGTGTACTTGAGTCCCTCTATTTTGGATACCTTTTGTACGATGACCTCCAAGACTCTTACTAGATTTAGACATGTGTATACCTTTAGGCTTATATTTCTTTTACTACGTAAATGTCCATATATTATTTGGACGGTGGTGAGGTTCATAAACTAGTCAAGCAGTTATGACCTAAGACTTCCCCTCTAGCCTGTATCGCCAAGTCTTTATGAAGTGGGCTGTACAATTATTACGTCAATAACCACTATCATCCTGTGTATACCGAAGTATCCCTATTTGTATCTAAAAACTCTTCCCCTTCTTCCTCATCTGCTACATTCACGTAATA